TGACACTGGAGCTGCTGTTTGAGGGGGTTCCCTTCGTGTTTTCGCAGCTGATCCGCACAACGTTTGTTCCATCACCGGACTGCCGGTTTGTGGTGTCGGATTTTTCAGCGATTGAGGCCCGGGTAACGGCCTGGCTGGCGGATGAACAGTGGCGTCTTGACGTGTTTAACGGGCATGGAAAGATCTATGAGGCGTCGGCCGCTCAGATGTTCCATGTGCCCATCGAGAGCGTCAAAAAGGGCAGTAAGCTGAGACAGCAGGGGAAAGTCGCGGAGCTGGCACTGGGTTACGGCGGCGGTTTTGGAGCCATGAAGAAGATGGACAAGGCCGGGACGATCCCGGATGACGAGATCCCTATGATTATCTCCAACTGGCGTAAGGCCAGCCCGCGTATCTGCAAGTTCTGGTACAACGTTGAGGGCGCGGCCAAGGCTGCTATGGAGGAACGGCGGACGGTGAAGCTGAAGCACGGGATTACGTTCTCCTACATCAACCATATCCTCTTTATCGGGCTTCCATCGGGCCGCAAGCTGGCTTATTACAACGCCCGGATTGAGGACGGCAAGAAGGGGAAGCCTGTGATCACCTACGAGGGTGTGGATCAGGAAACCAAGGCATGGGGACGCAATGACACCTGGGGTGGGAAGCTGGTGGAGAACATCGTCCAGGCGGTGGCCCGGGATTGCCTGGCAGAAACGATAAAGCGCGTAAGCAGCGCAGGGTACCAGATTGTGATGCATGTCCACGATGAGATTATCGTGGATGTGCCAAAGGCAGACACCGGCGCTTTGCAAACAATAACCGACATCATGGCGCAGCCGCTCAGCTGGGCGCCGGGGCTGCCCCTGCGGGGAGACGGTTACGAAACCGACTATTACCGAAAGGATTGACGGGAGGAGGATTATGAATAAAGTCGCAGCGATTGAGGACTACAAACTGAATATTCATTATGATGGCCCTCTGTCTGTCTCCACAGGAAAGAGCCGGTTTGAAAAACATTGGAGGAACCGTGGAACGCAGTGGTCCGCCCTGCTTAAACGCCTTCAGGAGCCCACCAGGACTCAGGAGACGCTGAAAGAATACCAGGCCATGAGTAAAACCCAGCAGGATCAGATCAAGGACGTTGGGGGCTTTGTGGGCGGTATCCTGAAGGATGGCCGGCGAAAATCTGAGAATGTCGTGACGCGGCAGCTGGTGACACTGGACGCCGACTTTGCGCCGGCGGGACTGGATGAAGATCTGGAACTGCTGGCGGCAAATGCCTATGCTATATATTCCACTCATAAACACACGCCGGGGAAGCCGCGGCTGCGCATTCTCATTCCCCTTGACCGGCCGGTGTCGCCGGATGAATATGAAGCGATTGCCCGCAAGCTGGCTGAGGGGATCGGCATTGATTATTTTGACGATACCACCTATCAAGCCGGGAGGCTGATGTACTGGCCCAGCGTGGCGCTTGATGGAGAGTACCTGTTTCATTATGAAGACCTTCCCTGGACCAAGGCCGACGAGGTGCTGGCACAGTATCCGGATTGGACGGATACCAGCTACTGGCCAGAGAGCAGCCGGGCAAAAGAGGATCGGGTAAAGCGGGCAAAAAAGCAGGGAGATCCAACGGAAAAGACCGGGCTGATTGGGGCGTTCTGCCGCACCTATACCGTGGAGGAGGCCATTGAGAAGTTTCTGCCTGAAACTTACGTGAAATGCGATATGCCAGGACGGTACACCTATGCCGAGGGATCTACAGCCGCGGGGCTGGTAATCTATGATGACGGGAAATTCGCCTACAGCAACCATGCCACCGATCCGGCCAGCGGGAAGCTGTGCAACGCTTTTGACCTGGTTCGGATCCACAAGTTTGGGGAGCTGGATGAGGATGTGGCGCCGGAGACTGTCGGCACGAAATTGCCGTCCTACAAGGCCATGACGGATATTGTGCGGACGGATGGCGGCGTAAAAAAGGAGCTGGCCGCGCAGAAACGGCAGGAAGCAATCGAAGATTTTGATGATGAGGAAGTTGTTGAGTCCTGGGTGAGTAAGCTGCAGTATGACAGAAAAGGGGATCTGGAAACCAGCTTAAATAATGTTCTCTGTATTCTGAAGAATGACCCACAGCTAAAAGGAATCGTGTTTAATCAGATGGCCGACAACCTGGAGATAAAAGGGGAGGCACCTTGGAAAACTCCATCCCGGTTTTGGCGAGATGCCGATGACGCGCAGTTGGAAGCGTTTCTGGCGGCGCATTATACGGAATTCCCTAAGACGAAGATTCAGACTGCTATTACCAAGGCTGCAGATGACAGGGCTTATCATCCGGTTAGAGAATATCTCGACTCTCTGCCGCAATGGGATGGTACGCCGCGGGTTGATACGCTGCTGGTTGATTATCTGGGGGCTGAGGATTCAGACTATGTCAGATCAGTCACCAGAAAAACACTGTGCGCTGCTGTGCATAGGGTGAGGTTCCCAGGTTGCAAGTTTGATACCGTACTGGTGCTCTGCGGGCCACAGGGAATCGGAAAGAGCACCCTGATTGCCAAGCTGGGTGGCCCTTGGTTTTCCGACTCATTGAACCTGGCAGACACCAGGGATAAGACCGCAGCAGAGAAACTGCAAGGCTACTGGATCATTGAGATAGGAGAGATGGCCGGCATAGGGAGCGCGGGAGTGAAAACTCTTAGAGGCTTCATAACGACGCAGGATGACCGCTACAGAGCCTCATACGGACACCGTGTGAGCTCCCATCCACGGCAATGTATTTTTATAGGTACTACGAATTCAGAAGAAGGTTACCTAAACGATGTGGAGGGTGGCCGTCGATTCTGGCCGGTGAATGTGCCTTGTATTGGGACGAAAAAGGTATGGGATATCACGCAGACAGAAGTGGAACAGATCTGGGCGGAGGTGCTATGTTACGTGGCGCAGGGCGAGAAATTGATACTGTCAGGTGATGTGGCGGATGAGGCGGAAAAACGTCAAAAAGAGGCTATGATGACGGACCCGCGAGAAGAGAAGGTCCGAATGTATCTCGATAGGCTGCTACCAGAGGATTGGTATAAACGGAATCTGGATAGGCGGCGTGACTTCCTATATGGTACCGAGTGCCCGGAGCCGGCAGCTGTACTTCGAAGGGACTTTGTAAGCTGTCAGGAGATATGGTGCGAATGCTTTGGAAACAGCCTGAAAAATATGGAGACAAAGGATACCTATACAATTAAAAAGATTTTGGCCAAGCTACCGAACTGGCAAAACAGCGAGGAGCGGAAATATATAGGGGGCGAATATGGACGTCAGCGTGGATATAAGCGGGTGCTTTAGATGGGACAGTCCATGGGACAAGCTATGGGACAACCCCCAAAATGGGACAACCTCAAAAGTTTTTAGGCAGGACAACAAAAAAGCTGTCCCACAGGTTGTCCCAGAGACTGTCCCACGAAAAACCTTGTAAATAGAAGGAAAAACATATTATATGGGACAACAGGACAGTCTTTCTATATAGAGCTTAAAAAATAAGGAATAGAGCCTATATACGCGTAAAAACGCGTTATACACGTCATATACGCGCGAGGCGTCCCGTCGTCCCGGAAGGAGTTGATAAGCGGTGCTTGAAAAGGATATCGAAAACTGGTTAAACAAACAGATCGAACAGATGGGAGGCCTGGCGTTCAAGTTCGTGTCTCCGGGTAACCCAGGTGTGCCGGACCGCATTTATATCCTACCGAATGGTGAGGTATGGTTTGTGGAATTGAAGCAGCAGTTAGGGAAGGTAGCCAATATCCAGAAGTGGCAACGGCAGCGCCTGATCGGCCTGGGTTGTAACTACCGGCTGGTGAAAGGGATGGATGACGCCAAAAAGTATGTCGAGGAGATGAGGCATGAAATACTCACCGCATGAATACCAGAGATATGCAACAGAGAAGATCATATGCCTACCGGCCTGTGGACTCTTCCTCGAAATGGGGCTGGGCAAAACAGTGAGCACGTTGACGGCCATCAATGAGCTGATCTATGACAGGTTTGAGGTGGAGAGGGTGCTGGTGATTGCGCCAAAGCGGGTGGCTGATGATACCTGGACCAGCGAGGCAGAGAAGTGGGATCACCTGCAGCACCTGACGTTTTCGAAGATCCTGGGGTCGGCGGCGCAGCGGGAAGCCGCTCTTCATGCCAAAGCTGACATCTATCTGATTAACAGGGAAAATGTTGTGTGGCTGGTCGATAAGCTGCGAAAGCAATGGCCGTTTGACATGGTGGTGGTAGATGAGCTGTCATCCTTTAAGTCCAATCAGGCGAAACGGTTTAAGGCGCTACGGGTGATCCGGCCACTGGTTAAGCGCTTTGTGGGATTGACCGGCACGCCAGCGCCTAATGGGCTGATGGATCTCTGGCCGGAAGTGTACCTGCTGGACTGCGGGGAGCGCTTGGGCAAGACCATTACCGGTTATCGGGACCGCTATTTCTATCCGGGCAAACGGAACGGCTATACTGTGTTCACCTGGGAGCCGAAGGAAGGTGCTGAGGAGGCAATCCACCAGAAGATCTCTGACATCTGCATATCCATGAAAGCGGAGGATTATCTGGGGCTGCCGGAGCAGATCGTGAATGATATCCAGATCCGGCTAGCCCCGGGGGAAATGCAGAAGTACCGGGAGCTGGAAAAGGAAAAGCTGATGGAACTGGACGGGCAGGAGATAACAGCGCTGTCGGCGGCGGCCGTTTGGGGGAAGCTTCTGCAGCTGGCCAATGGAGCTGTTTATGATGGTGACGGCGGCGCGACAGTGCTTCATGACAAGAAGCTGGACGCCTTGGAGGAGATCGTGGAGGCCGCCTGCGGTCATCCAGTCCTGGTGTTCTATAATTTCCGCCATGATTATGACCGTCTGATGGCACGATTTGGGAGGCTGAGCCCGCGAACGATTCAGACATCCGGGGATATCTGGGACTGGAACGTAGGACGGATCCCGCTGCTGCTGGCGCAGCCGGCCAGCATGGGACATGGCCTTAATATCCAGGCTGGCGGCCACATCATCGTATGGTTCGGGCTTAACCCGAGTCTGGAACTGTATCAGCAGGCTAACGCCAGGTTACACAGGCAGGGGCAGAGACAGACTGTGATCATCCATAGGCTGATTACGAAAGGCACGGTGGACGAGGATGTCATCAAGAAACTGGAGACGAAGGATCAGCGCCAGGACAGCTTGATGGAAGCGGTCAAGGCAAGGATAAGGAGGTATAAGCAGTGATCATAACATACAAGATCCCGTCGGGGGTTATGCACGTCAACGCGGATGAGTTTTTCAGACTGGCCCGCCGGCCAGCCATCCGCAGAATGTTAAAGCAGCTGCGGCAGGACCCGACGGCCGCGGAGGAGTACGGACCACAGATACGAGAGTATCTGCTGGGGCAGGAGCAGGCGGAGCATGGCAGGTGGGCTACTGGGGCGGCTAAGATGGTGATGGCGCAAACCCGCCTGAGGGAGGCAGAGTCCAGATATAAGCAAATGCAGAGCCCTTGTTATGCATGTTACACCCGCGATAAGGATCTTCTGGCCGCGGCTAAAGAGGATGTCCAGAATGCGAAGTACGAGTGTAGCCAGCTGAAGCGTGAGATCGCTGAAGTGCAGAAGTTGGAGCAGCGGTATAAGGAGATTCAGGTGGACGTTGAGGGTATGTTGATCATCTAAATCGTTATTTTGAGGAGGTGTAATGAGTGGCATTTGCTAAGGCATTGATAGTTAGTATGGCAATATCGGCTGTATGGTACGCTATGGAATGGATGCAGTACCGGGAACTGCAATGGGATAGGCAATGTGATAATGTGGTGTGGGTTCTGTATTTATTGGTATTATGGTGGCTGTTTGCACACCAGAATTAAGATTTAAGAGAAGAGGGGTTTGAGAAGAAGCATAAAAATTTTGTTGCAGAAGTTGTAAATAAAATTTAGAAAGGAGTAAAGAGGTTTGCGGCCGCAATAAATCCGGATTTACTCCAACCAGTCATGGAAAAGAGAGAATTAACCACGGAAGAATGGAAAGCAGAGAAGAGACAGAAGAAAGCCCAGATGGTAGCCATGCAGGCCTTACCGTATGAAGTTAAGGTGAAGCGTGCGGAACTGCGGGCACTGGAATACATTGAACGGCTGGATGACATGGGGCTTAACGCCCATGTAAGTGTTGGAGGGCTGGACAGCATTGTGCTGCTGCTGTTCCTGCGGAAGATTGGTATTGATGTGCCGGCCATATCGGTATCAGCGCTGGAGGACAAGAGCATTCAGCGAATACACCGAGAACTGGGAGTGATCCTGATACCTCCGGGAAAGCCCAAAGTGCAGATTTTGCAGGAATATGGCTTCCCGGTTATCTCTAAGAAGATTGCCGGAAGAATTGATACTTTACAGCATCCAACAGAGAAGAACAAGACTGTTCGTCATGCCATTATCACCGGAGAATGCGGTGCACAGGGGCATTATGCGAAGAACAGCCGGATGAAGTTGCCGCAGAAATGGTTGGATTTGTTCGCTGGATATGAGAACGCGAACGAAGGGGTGAGTTATAAGATCGCACCCTTCAAGGTCAGCAACAAGTGTTGCCTGCATATGAAAGAGAAACCGTGTGACCGTTGGGCAAAGGAGCATAACAGCCGTCCGTTTTTGGGATTAATGGCCTCTGAGGGAGGGCAGCGAGAAGAATCGCTTACAGAACATGGCTGTAATTATTTCGGAAAAGGGGTTATCCGCAGCGCACCTTTCACACCATTCCTGAGACAGGACCTTTTGCAGTTGGCGCTTGACCTCAAGGCGCCAGTGCCGGATATATACGGAACCATTGAACGAAAGCCGGATGGAACCCTGTATACCACAGGCGCCCAGAGGACCGGCTGTAGCATGTGCGGTTTCGGGATCCACTTGGAACCGCGTCCCCATCGGTTCGATCAGCTGCGGAAACGGAACCCGAAGGAATGGGAGTTTTGGATGTACCGGTGCTGCACAGACCCGGAGACAGGGGAGAAGTTCGGCTGGGGCCGGGTACTGGACTATATCGGCGTGGCCTGGGAAGATGAGTGGGAGCCGGGAGCAACACAGATGGAGCTTGATCTGGAAAATTAACATTTAATGGAGGTGTGTATGGATAAAGATTTTTCAGAAGGATTTATGCATGATATAGCAGATTTGTTGGAATATTGTGCAGAAAATAATACAGATAATGTCGATTTGATTTTTTGTTTTGGAGATAAGGAATTGAGCGTGAATATCGCATTTTCAGCTAAACAAAACTGACATTTTCTGGGGTAACGGAGGAAGGAGGGCAGGTTAGTGCGCAGAAAATACATACCTCCATACAGCGAGGAGATCCGCAAAGGAGCTATCACGAGTGACGAAGTAGATCGGTGTCGGGAGGATCTGCGGATCGGCACAGAGTTCGAGGTGGCAGACGCCGTGTGGAAAAAAGAATGGGGGACGGGCACCAGGCCAACGAGACGAGGAAAAGTGATGGCAAAATATCCACACGTAGTCATGTTGGACTGTGGGACATCCATCACCTATGTACAGATCTTGCAACAGCAAAGATCACGAAAAGCTGTATTAGATTAAAAACAAGCCGGGCGCACAGCCCGGCAAATAAAAACGAAGGACAAGAACATATGTGCGATACAGAAGCAATAGCTAAGCGGCGGACACCCGCCAAGATGATTCCGCCGCTCCAATAATACGCCTGGGTCCATTATATCTGACTCAGGCAGAGAATGCAAGAGGAGGATATAGAGATGGCAGAACAGGTAAGAGTAGAAGAAGTTGTAACGACAATCATGTACGGACTGTCGCAGGTGATTGCGGCTGAGGCCAAGAGCGAGCAGGAACGCATGAATGAGGCTCAGCAGGTGTTGTATATGACCTTGTGCCATATGCAGATGTACGTGGAAGAGACAGCGTTATCCACTCAGTTGGATAACAGCGCTGAATGGGTGCGGCTGTTCCTAGCCACGATGGTGATTCGGGGTTGCACAGAAAAGACGGTGGAATCGTACCGCCAGGAGTACACGACATTTTTCGGGACTATTAATAAGGCGATCCCGGATATTACCACAGGGGACATCCGGGGGTATCTGGCGCATTGTAAGTTGGTTCGCAAGAATAAGGATGTGACGATCAATAACAAGACCCGTATGCTGCGGGGGCTGTTTACATGGTTGACGGAGGAAGAGTACATACAGCGCAACCCCATGTTGCGGATCAAGGATAACAAGGTGGAGCACCGCGTCAAGGAGGTGTTTTCGGACGAGCACATCACGATCATCAAGGACGCGGCGGTACGGCATGGACCTCGCAGCATTGCCATTGTGGATTTTCTGCACAGAACTGGCGTGAGAATATCGGAGATGGTGGCACTGGACCGGGCAGACATCGATTTTCAGGACCGTCAATGCATTGTATACGGTAAGGGCCGCAAGGAACGCCCAGTGTATTTTTCTGGTGACGCTACCGTGCATCTACGGGATTACCTGGAGAGCCGGACGGACAATAACCCGGCGTTATTCGTGGGAATCCGAAAGCCCTATAACAGGCTATCCGATGATGCTGTGAGGTTGATTTTGCGAGAGATCCGCGACATGGATGACCGTTTACAGGGCATAGCAATCAACCCGCACAAGTGGCGTCGACAGTTCGTAACGGATCTCCTCGAAAAAGATGTCCCGTTGACACTGGTTGCAGACCTGGTGGGACATGCTAATCTCAATACCACGAAGGACAACTATGGAAATTACAGCCGCAATAAGGCCAGGGAAGCGCATCGAAAATTTGTATCAGGTTAAGGAGGATAATGCATTGCAGGAAGTAAAGACGGAGAACGAACAGAAAAAAGAGTTTCTGATGAGCTACCAGCTGGCCAAGAGAGACGTGACCAGACTAGAGGAGCAGCTGGCAGAGCTGCGGATCGGCAAGATGTCACCCGGCTGCGAGATCGGCGACGGCCTGCCGCACGCCCACAACGCCACGGACTTGTCAGGGTATGCAGCGAAGGTAGACGAGCTTGAGCGAGAGATTGTGGCGGCGCGGTACCGGCGGATATGCGCGTTTGAGCAGGTGCGGAATTGCATTGAGTCACTGGAGGATGAGCGGGAGAAACTGCTGCTTACATACCGATATATCCGCGGGATGAAGTGGGAGTTGATTGCAGTTAAGATGGAGTTGACTTGGAGGCACACTCTAAGAGTTCATAGAAATGCTCTGAAAAATTTGAAAATGTCATAGTATGTCATATCGGTGATGTGCTATACTATAGGCAGTGAATTGGGTCCACCGGAGACGGCGGGCCCTTTTTGCTGCCCATTTTGCATTCCTCGCCGGGTGAAACTTAGACCGGCGGGGCCTCCTTCGAAGGAGAAGATAGCCAAGATAGGAAGGTGAGGTGATGGCGAATGATCAAAATTTAAGGCGTTTAACCCCGAGTGAAGCCCGAGAGTATGGACGCCGAGGAGGTAAAGCCTCTGGAGAGTCAAGGCGCCGTAAGGCAGATTTCAGGAAGACCTTGAACACTCTTTTAACCCTTGATATTGATGATGATGAATGGGCGCCATTCCTCCAATCCATGGGCCTTGACTGTACGCTTGAAACGGCCTTGAACATGGCTATGATCAAAGAGGGGCTGGCTGGCAACGTGAAAGCTTATGAAGCTGTAGCCAAATATGCAGGCCAGTCGCCGCAGACGGAAGCAGACGACGAGGAGCAGCGGATCCGGACGGATCGGGCGCGGCGTGCCAGAGATCTGGAGGTTGGTGATACAGATAATAATGATGGGATCCAGTCTTTCTTAAAAGCCATGCGGCCGACGGAGGAAGAGCTGGATTCTTTGTTTGCGGATCAGGGTGAGGAGGAAGACGATGCCGAAGAAACAGAAGAAGCCGACAACGTTTAAGTTTGCCCCATTTTCTGATCAACAGAAGCGCCTTATGCATTGGTGGCGTCCAGGACTTCGGTCTGCGGAATGTGATTATGTGATCGCTGACGGATCCATCAGATCCGGTAAGACAATCGCCTGCATCATCGGATTCCTTACCTGGTCGCAGGAGATGTATCAAGGAGAGTCTTTTATCCTGGCCGGTAAAACCATGGGAGCACTCAAAAAGAACGTGGTTAAGCCCATGTTGCAGATTCTGGAGGCTTGGGGCTGGCCTTATGAATATGTCCGGTCAGGGTCAGAACCGCACATAGACATCGGCAGCAACACCTACTACCTGTTCGGTGCCAACACAGAGGCTGCGCAGGATTCTCTGCAAGGCCTGACGGCTGCCGGAGCCTATGCGGACGAGGCGGCACTGTTCCCTCAGTCCTTCATTGATCAGATGATTGCCCGGTGCTCTGTTTATGGTCGAAAGATCTGGCTGAACTGCAACCCGCAGGGTCCGCACCATTACATTTATGAGGACTACATTCAGCCAGAATCAGCCAAAGCAAAGGGCGTTTATCATCTGCATTTTACGATGGATGACAACCTATCTTTGCACCCTGATATCAAAGCGGGATATAAGAGGGCCTGGCCCGCGGGCAGCGTATTTTATAAGCGCTTTGTATTGGGCTTGTGGGTGTCGGCTGATGGCCTGATCTATCAGCAATTTGCGGATAATGTGAAAGATTACCTGATCGGCCCTGACTGGTTGGAAGATAACCAGCTCATGTATGCAGTAATCGGTGTTGACTTTGGCGGCACGAAGTCAGCGCATTCTTTTACCCTGACGGGGTTCACGAAGGGCTTTAAACAGGTGGTTGTCCTGGACGAGTATTACCGCAAGAAGCGGATCAACCCAAAGCAGCTACAGGATGACTTTGTAGACTTTGTAAGGCGTGCACAGAGTCGCTTCAAGGTCTACGAGGCATACTGTGACAGCGCGGAGCAGACACTGATCAGCGGCCTGGAGATGGCCTGCATTCAGGCCCATGTGGCAATCGACATTAAGAACGCAATCAAAGGGCCGATCAATGACCGGATCGCCTTCTACAATAGCCTGATTGCACAGGGCCGGTGGAAGATCATGAAGCACTGTAATCACATTATCGAGGCATTCGAACAGGCTGTATACGACGACAAGAAGCCACACCAGGACATCCGCCTGGATGACGGCCTGATGAACGTGGATAGCCTGGACAGCACGGAATACAGTACAGAGAGCGTGCAGGAGGATATCCTGTATATTGCGGCATAGGAGGTGATGGTATGGGAGCCATACAGACGTATTTACAGAAAAAGCGGAAGTTCGGCGGCGTGTCAGACGCCACCTACAACCACATTGATGAATGGTTGGCGTGGTACCAGAACAGTGTTCGCAAGTTCCATATCTACTGGATCTATGACGGGATCCAGAGCAAGAAATGTGAGCGCTACAAGTTGGGGATGGCAAAGAAGGTGTGTGAGGACTGGGCCAACCTGCTGCTGAATGAGAAGGTGGCGATCAAGGCCGGAGTATTCGACAAGCGGCTGAAGGAGATTCTGGAGGTCAACAATTTTCAAGTGCGAGCCAATCAGTTGATTGAGATTGCCTATGCTTTGGGTACCGGCGCCTTGGTAGAATACCGGGACGCTGCCGATCAGCCGGTCATTGATTACATACGCGCCAATATGATCTACCCATTGTCCTGGGATAACGGGGACATTACCGAGTGTGCTTTCGGGTCTGTCAGAGTTGTGGACGAGAAGGAACGGATCTACCTCCAGATCCACCGAAGAGGGATTCTGGATGACGGTGAAAATCCGGATCTGTACTATATCGAAAACAAGTACCTGGATTCTGAAACGGGTGATGAGGTGTCCCTCCAGGGGGATATCGAAGAGATCGTGGCAACGGGGTATGACCGGCCGCTCTTCCAGATCATCACACCGAACATCTGCAACAACGTGGATCTGGACAGTCCGATGGGAATCTCCGTCTTCGCAAATGCCATCGATCAGGTGAAGGGCTGTGACCTTGTGTATGACAGCTACATGAACGAGTACGTTCTGGGCCGCAAGCGAATCCTGGTGCCATATTCACAGGCGAAGATTCTGGCAGAGCAGGATGGAACCCGGCAGCCGGTATTCGACCCGAACGATTCCGTATATTTCGCGTTGCCCGGTGACCGTCAGGATGACATGAAACTGACAGAGGTGGATATGTCCATCCGGGCGGCAGATCACGAACAGGGGCTCAATAAGGCGCTGGATCTGATGTCCCTGAAATGTGGCATGGGAACCGGCCGGTATAAGTTTGAGAGCGGCGGGGTCAAGACAGCTACAGAGGTGATCAGCGATAAGTCCGACCTGTACCAGAATCTGCAAAAGAACAAGACACCGGTGAAGGCCGCACTGGTGGCAATGGTCCGGGCCTTGGCTTTTCTGGAAACAGGATCCGACCATCTGGAAGTCAACGTGGATTTTGACGATTCGATTATCGAAGACACGAATACAACTGTTGACCGGAATATTAAGTTGGTACAGGGCGGCCTGCGGTCAAAACTGACAGCGATCATGGAGATTAACAAGTGCAGCGAGGCCGAGGCAAAAAAAGAGTTGGAGCGCATTGCGGAGGATGGCCAGATCACCGGCCAGGATATAGACTGGACCCAGGGTGACGAAGAACAGGAGGATCCAGAGGGCGATCTGGATGGAGAAGATGAGGAGGCTGAGGCCTAATGAGCTTGTTGGACAATCAGAGAGCTGCTGAAGACATAGACGGCCTGTATATGGATCTGGAAGCGCGGCTTATGCAGAACATTGTCCGGCACATCCAGAATTATGACCAGCCAATTCCTACAGATGAATGGTTGTTGCAGAAACTGGCCGAGATCGGTCGCCTTGACCGTGAAAACCTTAGGATTATCGGTGAAATGGCCGGAATCAGTAATACCGCAGCGCAAAGAATGCTTGAGGAGATGGCGGAGAAGGTTACGGCAGAATTGGAGCCTGGGTTTCAGTATCTTTCCCGCCAGGGGATTGTCGGTGAGGCCGTGACAGCTGCTAAAAGCAGAAACGTAAAACAGGTCATGAAGAACCTGCATAAGCAGGCCAAGGATACATTGAACCTGTGCAACACCACGATGTTGTATAAGGCGCGGGAGGCATATAAGACGTTGGTGCAGCGCACGGCAGACCTGGCAGGCGATGCAATTAACCGGCAGGAACTTCTGGATACACTCAACCAGAATGCTTCCGCTGCTATAATCGGAGGCCAGTCCAGGGCGCAGGTGGTCCGCCAGTGTATCCGGGAATTTAACGCGAAGGGGATTCCTGCTTTTGTGGATCGCCGTGGCCGGGAATGGACACCGGAAGCCTACGTCAACATGGCAATGCGGACAACCTCAGGCAGCGTGGCAAGCCAGGTACAGATGGCCCGCTGCGAGGATTATGGTATTGACCTAGTGGAGGTTGACAGCCATTCCGGAGCTCGGCCAAAGTGCGCCAGGGACCAGGGGAAGATATTTGACAGGGCCAACAAGTCCAGCAAATATCCGCACTGGAATACATCCAGTTACGGGGAACCGGACGGCCTTCTGGGAATCAACTGTGGCCATCGCATATACCCATATATCGAAGGTGTGTCGATCCGGCGGTATTTTCCCGCGGAGGACCTGGAGGAAAATGACAAGCTGTATCAGCAGGTACAAGTTCAGCGTGGTCTGGAGCGGGCCGTGAGAAAACAGAAAAGGGAGTGTATGCTATATGATGAGCTGGGAGACAAGGAGGCATTTGAACAGGCCGCCGTGAAGCTAAAGGGGAAGGAAGCGCAGCTGAAACAGTATGTTGCTGGAAACGACCAGCTCCACCGTCGCCGTGATCGGGAACAGGTGGTAGGGTTCGACAAGCGGATCAGTTCGGAAGCTGTTTCGGCCAATAAACAGTACCAGAAAGAAGTGGCAGGTAAGGTAGACGAAAGCCGGATTGCTCAAAAGAATCAGAAGGCTGCGGAGAATTGGGCTAAGAATCATCTGGGAGTTAAAAAGACCAATTATACGAAGCAGAGCGTTGAGGCCGTTAATAATACAAACCGGGCATTACAGAGACTCTACAGGGAGAATCCGGTCCTTCAGAATTTTGTTGACGAAATAGAATTTAAGGATAATATGTCTGCAACCGCACAGGCAAGCCTTCATTTTAGGAATGGACAGTTTTATGCAAAGCTGACTTTTTCTTCTAACCAGTGTGCAGATGAAAAGACCATTCAGCAGCTGATTGATCGTGAAGTCGATCATGGATACTGGACAGATAAACGCGGATTGTATGGCATAGCTAAACATGAAGGTACCCATCTGTCGGAATATGCACTTACCCTAAAACGGTATGGAGTCAATAAAGATGGGACTGGTGGTGACGCCGTGGCTGCTATGAAGGCGATCAAAAAACATGAGATTGCAAATGAAATAAAGCAAAAAGCCCTTACGGCTTGCAGTATACCAGACGATCCTGCTATAATAGAGAAAAAGCTGTGTGGCTATGCCAATGTTTCCAGCGGTGAGTTTCTGGCAGAAGCATGTTCTGAATACAAGCCGAGAAAGCTTGCTGCTGAGGTGCAACGTCTGTTTAGAGAGGAGATGGAGAAGTAATGCTGTTCACGGTGCCGGAGAAAATCCGGAGAAAATTTCACTATTCCGAAGATGGCGGATATTTAGATGAGCCATACACAGAGGAAGAAAAAAGAATTTGTGATGAGTTTGTAGAATCAATCAAAAAAGCAGAAGATGATACAATCATCGAGGAATGAGAAACCACTGACCAGAAGGCCGGTGGTTTTTTCGTGCAGAAATCTGCCGACGGGCGTAAAGCGGAAAAGGAGTAAGCAATGTATAAATTTATGAATAACCCATATTTACACGGCCCCTATATGGAGGCTGACAAAGGCGGCGGAGCCGGTGGTTCCGGTGCAGACGACGGCGCAGATGACGCTGGTGGTGACGACCAGGACGATGACGAATCGGACGAAGACGGTGACGATCAGGATGAAAAGAAGTTTTCCCAGAAGGACATCGATGAGGCGATTAAAAAACGCTTGTCCCGTGAAAAACGGAAATGGCAGCGCGAACAGCAGAAGGGCGGCTCTGTTGGTGGATCTGACAAAGAGGATAAGCCTCAGGACGATGCCGGGGACTCCGAAGCTGATAAAAAAGCCAGAGCGGCTGAAGAGAAGGCTGCAGCTCTGGAAATGAAATGGGCCTGCCTGGAACATGACGTCAACAAGGATTGTGTGGATGATGTCCTGGCCCTTGCCAAAGTGCACATGGCGAAGGATGAAGATCTGGACATTGAGGACGCGATTGACAAAGTACTGAAGAAATACCCGCAGTTTAAGGATGGATATGAGGAAGCCGATGTCGATGACGGGCAGGAAAAGAAAGGCTGGGGGCAGCGCCACGGTAAGCCCCAGAAAAAAGCAACGACCGTGGAAGATGAAATTAGAAAACAGTTGTTTGGAAAATAAGAAAGGTAAAGGTGATTGACTATGGCAGCATTTACGCTTGCGCAGGCAAAGAATCTGAGTCAGGATAAGCTGACCAGCTATGTGATTGATGAATTTAGAAAGTCCCCCCTGCTGGACGCGATGGTGTTTGATGACACTGTGAAGCCGCAGGGTGGGAATACGATGACTTACGTCTACAATCGGGTGAAGACGTTGGCGACGGCTGCAGGAAGGGCACTGAATGCGGAATACATCCCGCAGCCGGCGGACACCGAACAGGTAAAGGTTGACTTAAAGGTGTTCGGCGGATCCTTCCAGATCGACAGGGTGATTGCGAACTATGAAAAGCAGGTGTTGGACCTGGTACAGTTTCAGCTGCAGCAGAAGACCACGGCTACACGGGCATTGTTTCAGGATTGGATGATCAATGGTGATTCTGCAGCCAGTGCAGTAGCATTTGACGGTCTGGCGAAGATTCTGAAAGGAACCAGCACGGAAGTTACCCTTGAAAGCGCAGCACTTCTGGATCTGTCCAGCGCGGCAAAGGTAAAAGAAAACTGGCAGTCCTTCCTTTACGAATTGAGGCAGGTTGAAAAGCTGCTTGACGGTGAGCCTGGTGTGATCCTGGTAAACAATGACCTGTTCGCGGTTTTCCAGTCGGTGGCAGACCTGTCCACTCAGTTCCAGCAGACAAAGAATGAAGTGGGAACGCAGATTGTGAAGTATGGCAATGCGACGATCATGAAGATGGGCGATAAACCGGGAACATCAACCTCGATTATCCCGACGGACGCTACTACAGGAACTACAGACATGTATCTGTTCAGGATCGGTCTGGATGCTGTCCACGGTGTAACGCCGGAGGGCACGAAGGAACCGAAGATCTATTTGCCAGATATGACCCGGCCGGGAGCCGTCAAGACCGGTGAGGTGGAGATGGTGGCTGCAATGGCCGTCAAGGCGACCAGATCCGCGGCAGTGCTGCATGGTATTCAGGTAGCGCCCGCTGCACCGACGGCATAAGGGAGGAGGCGGCTCAATGCCGTATGTTGACGAGGCATATTATAACGACACGTTCCATGGGGAGCCGGTGAATACCACCGACTTCCTTTCTCTTTGTCTGCGGGCGGAAGAGATCGTGGAAGAGATGACAAGATACCGCTTGACACCCACATCATTTCTGGCAATGCCGGAGGATATTCAGGAGCGCTTGAGGAAGGCGGTATGTGCACAGATCGAATATCTTGACGCGAATGGAGGTGCTGATCTGGACAATGGATCAGATCTGCAAAGTGCTGGCCTGGGTAAATTCAATTACACTCTGGCAGCCGGTGCAAACGGCAGCTCCGGCCAGTCCGTGTATGCCCAGCGGGCCCAGCGGATCCTATTTCCGACGGGGCTACTATATCGGGGAGGTGACTGCTGATGAAGCCGATCCCGAAGAAGTTGCTGATCCACACTGTCCAACTACAGGAGGTCAACGAAAAGGACGCCTGGGGAAACGAGATACCCGCGGATCCGGTTGAGCTGCAATATGTCCGCCTGGAGCCGTCCACCAAGTTCGTGAGAGATAAGGATCACAAAGAGATTCAGCTGGCGACCACGCTGTTTTTTGATTGCCATAACAGCCGGCCGCGTGGACAGACTTTTAGCGACGGGCAGGTGCTGGCATTCAATGGCGAACGGTACCGTGTTCAGTTGGTGGAGCCTCTGTATGATGGCAGGCGCCTCCATCATTATGAATTGGGGTTGATCCGGAATGCCTAAAATTAATACGAGGGTGACATTCAACCAGGCGTCGGTCCGGGCCAGGATCAAGGCGGCCAATGCCGGGGCCCTGCCGGCGGTATCCATGCAGGCTCTGAAGGACGCAAACCAGTATTGCCCGGAAGATCAGCATGATCTTGTAAACAGCAGCCTGACGAACAGTGAACCGGAAAAAGGTATCCTGCGGTGGGCCACTGTGTACGCCAGAATGCAGTATTACGGTGTTGCCATGGAAGGACGGCCCCCGAAGGTGGCGACAGATCGTTCCCTAAAATACACCAAGGCCGGAGCGCAGAAGATGTGGGCGCATTATGCCAGGGCGAAACACGGGAACGAATGGAAGAAGGTCTATCAGGCGGAATTTAGCCGATTGATGAAGAGGTGACGCTATGGAACCACAGGTTGAATTGATGGAGTTGATCCGAAAGACCATCAGTAATAATTGCGATATTGAGGTCTGCCTAGACGGTACGCCAAAGCATGGCGGAGTGAGTGCAGAACTGGGCGCTGGATATGCAGAAAGCTTGTATTACAACAAGAAGTCGATTCGAATTATTCCAGTGTTGTTTCTCAGCAAGGGAAAGGATCAGGCGGCGTGTCTGAATCTGCTGTGCAGGATCTGTAATGGCCTCCAGTGCTTGAAACAATACCCGCAGGCGGAGGGATTTTCCTGGCTGGATTCTACTACCGCCACAGAGCCAAACTTGGTGGGCCGCCAGGAGGATGGACAGTGGATTTATTCCGCTGTCATAAACATGAAGATTTATTTTTAAGAAAGGGAAAGGGTGAAGAATATGGCAGAACCGGCATTACCGAAGAACACAATCACGCCAGAGATTAACTATGAGACAGAGGCGTATATCAATACAACACCTGAGACGGAACAGCCAACGTGGGCCAATATGGGGGAACTGATGAAAAATATGTCCCAGTCCCTGAATGAGGTGTTATACCAGGCCAGTTACTATGCGGACAAGGGATGGGGCAGCACCGAGGTCACGGGGGCGCAGATGACGCTTACCGTTACCGGAGATTGCAAAAA